AAGTTTTATTTGAATACATGGACACCATATGGAAGAATGCTCCTGTTTTAAGGGATCTGTGCGGCGCGAACAGCGGTCCTAGAAGGGATGTTGATAGATGTGTTATGCACATTAACCAAAGCACTATAACGTGCCTCCCGCTTGGTGATGGAAGCAAGATCAGAGGTCAACGTGCTAACGATATCATCGCTGACGAATTTGCATCTATACCTAGAGACATATTTGAAAATGTTGTGGCTGGTTTCGCTGCTGTTGCTGCTTCCCCTATAGAAAAAGTTAAAGAAAGAGCAAAAAAGAAAAAAGCAAAAGAACTAGGCGTTACTATAGAAGAAGATGTAAATACTCCTCAAGACAAATCAAACCAAATAATATTAAGCGGAACGGCCTACTATGATTTTAACCATTTTGCAGATTATTGGAAAAGGTATAGGGCTATAGTAAATAGCGGTGGTCAAACTTCAAAACTAGAAGAAGTGTTCAATGGCGAAGTTCCTCAAGATTTTGATTGGAGAGAGTATTCCGTGATGAGAATACCTGTAAACAGGCTTCCAGATGGTTTTATGGATGCTGGTCAGGTGGGTAGGGCTAAGGCTACTATACACTCTGGTATATATAACATGGAATACGGCGCCTGCTTTACCACAGATAGTCAGGGTTTCTTTAAGCGTAGCTTGATAGAGTCTTGCTGTACTTCTCCCACAAAGCCTATCAGTTTTGCTTCTGGTGAAGTTTCATTCGAGACAATGCTAAAAGGAAATCCTAAGAAAAAGTATGTGTTCGGAGTTGACCCCGCTTCTGAGGTTGACAACTTTAGTATAGTTGTTATAGAGATGAATGAAGATCACAGAAGGATCGTACACTGTTGGACAACAAACAGAAAGCAACACAAGGATAAGCTTAAATCTAAGATAGTTGATGAAGACGATTTTTACTCGTACTGTGCCAAAAAGATACGCGATTTAATGAAGGTGTTTCCTTGCGCCGAGATAGCGTTAGACGCTCAAGGTGGTGGTATAGCCGTTATGGAGGCTTTACAGGACAGAGACAAGATCAGAGAAGGCGAGGTCGCGATATATCCTACGATAGAAGAAAAAGAGAAAGATACTGATCACAAGGCTGGTCTACATATATTGAAACTATGTCAGTTTGCAAAAGCTACATGGTTAGCAGAAGCAAATCATGGACTTAGAAAAGACTTTGAAGACAGAATTGTTTTATTTCCATATTTCGACTCCGTTAGTATTGGTCTTTCTATCGAAGATGATAAAATTGCTAATAGAAAGTATGACACGCTTGAAGACTGTGTTATGGAAATAGAAGAGCTTAAAGATGAATTATCTATGATTATTATGACACAGACATCTACGGGTAGAGAAAAGTGGGATACTCCCGAAGTTAAAGTAGCGGCGGGAAAAAAGAATAGATTACGAAAGGACAGATACTCTTCCTTAATTATGGCGAATATGTCTGCGAGAATGCTATCTATAGAAAAAGACGTTATAGAGTACGGCGCTATCGGAGGATTTGCCCAAGAAGACCATGACGCCAAATATAATTCAGAGAAGATGTACTACGGACCTTCTTGGTTTTCTGATAAAGTGCAGGATATCTATTAATTTGTGTATAGTTTATTGTCAATCATATTAACAATACTATTACATGAGGATTAATACTAATGTCAAAAGATTCGCCACTTTATCTCACTTGGGACAATGCCAGCGACATGCAGAAGGCATACTCTCAGACCAACGATAATGTTCAGGCTTATGACGGTATTCAAAAGTCTTCTGCGTACACTAGAAAGACGAGTTTTGTAGATATAGAGCCTAGTCGCTCAGTAAGATCTTCTTTTCTTAGATCTGACTATGATGCATTTAGACCCGGAGAGTCTGTATCTAATCGCCAGAAAAGAATAATTAAGCAGTGTATGCAGGCATATGATAAGGTTGGCATAATTAGAAATGTTATCGACCTCATGAGTGATTTTGCTTCACAGGGTCTTGTCTTGGTTCACCCAAACAAAACTATTGAAAAGTTTTATAGAAAATGGTGGCAGGAAGTTGGTGGTGTAGATAGATCGGAAAGATTTCTAAACTACCTTTATAGGTGCGGTAATGTTGTTAGTAGAAGACATACAGCAAAGATAAATAAACAACAAGAAAAAAATCTTAGAAACTCTATAGCGGCTGACATGAAGATAGAGACGTTAAAAGTTAACAAAAGGGAGATACCTTGGTCTTACGATTTTTTAAATCCTTTAGCAGTAGATATTAAAAACACTGGCTCCGCAATAGTAGGTAAACCAGAATTTGTTCTTAATCTATCAAAAAATAGTTACGAGGCTTTAGTTAAAACTGACAATAGCCCAAATACAATCTTCAAAACCCTTCCCTCGGATATCCAGAGAAGATTGCAAAACGGAGAAAGGAAAATACCTCTAGATCCTGATAATGTTCAGATGCATTACTACAAAAAGGATGATTGGCTTCTTTGGGCGAATCCGATGATTTATGCCATATTGGATGATATCATCATGTTGGAAAAAATGAAACTTGCAGATATTGCAGCCCTAGACGGTGCTATATCAAATGTTAGACTTTGGACAGTCGGTGATCTTGATCATAAAATTATTCCTACTAAGGCGGCAATTAACAAGCTAAGAGATATCCTTGCTAGTAATGTCGGTGGCGGTACGATGGATTTAGTCTGGGGTCCAGAGCTTAAATTCACCGAAAGTCAGTCTCAAGTATATAGATTCTTAGGTGCTGAAAAATATCAGCCTGTTTTAACCAGTATCTATGCAGGCTTAGGTATTCCTCCAACCTTGACAGGCGCTAGTAGTAGCGGTGGATACACCAATAATTATGTATCTCTAAAGACATTGATTGAAAGACTTGAATACGGAAGAGAAGTTCTATCTAATTTCTGGAGACATGAAATTAAGCTTGTACAAAAGGCTATGGGCTTTAAGTTTCCCGCTGAAATACACTTTGATTCTATAGTGCTTTCTGATGAAGCTGCTCAGAAAAAACTTCTTATGGACCTTGCAGACAGGGATATTATATCTCAGGAAACGCTTCTTGAGAGATTTAGAGAAATACCAAGTATCGAGAGAGTTAGAGTTAGAAGGGAAGAAAGAGAAAGGACTAATGATGTCGCCGCTCCTAAAAAAGCTAGTCCATACCACAATCCCCAGCACAAGAATGATGTAGCTAAAATTGCTATGACAAAAGATGTTCTGGATAATGGAGAATATCTTGAGAGTCTAGGACTTCCCCCTGTTTCTATAGAAGAGCAGGTAAAGGAAGAAGTTAAAAAACCTGCCGTTGATAACAAAAATACTGAGCCTGTCAATGAAAATGGAAGACCAAAGTTTTCTAAAGATGGTCAAAAAAGAAAAGAGAAAAGAGTATTACCAAGAAGTTCTGATGCCACAGCTAAAACGCTTTGGGCTATGGAGGCTCAGGCAAAGATATCTGAAATAGTATCTCCCGTAGCTTTGGCGCATTTTGATAAAAAGAATGTCAGAAGCTTAAATAAAGCAGAGGTTGACCAGCTAGAGCATCTGAAACTTTGTATACTTACCGGAATGCAGCCGTTTATGGATATTGATGAATCTATCGTAAAACAGCTAATAGACAATAAAAGTAAGCCATCTCAAGCATTTTACGATTTATCTCAGGCTAAAAAACAAGACTTTGTAAAGAGTAACAAAAGAGATCCCAATACTTCTGAAATGAGATTTATATACTCCGCTACGTTTGGCGAAATGTCAAATTTTTAGCAATAAATTCTATTATTTAAAAATTTTGTGTATAAGTTTTCGGAGGTATTTTTATGGAAATTTACAAAGCAGAAATAGAAGATGGTCTAGGCGACCTTTTGTCATCTACAAATAGCGTAGCTTATTGTGGTGTTGCAAAGTGTTTTAGCCCATCTACAGAGCAGCAGGAATCTATGAAGTTAATCGCTTCTGAAGCTTCTGAAAATAAAGATCAAATAGATTTGTTCTACTTAGAGTCTGTACTAGTTAGTACTGGCTGGAATAAGAATGATGATGTTTTTGATCCTCAAGAAACATTCGCTGCTAGAACGACACCCGAAGATAAGCCTTTCAATTTCATGCATGATGAAAAAGATATTATAGGTCATATAACTGGTAATCGTGTTGTTGATTTTGCTGGCAACTCCATAGCTGAAGAGCAAGATACCCCTTCAGAATTTAATATATTAACTACTGCTGTCATTTATAAAGAATGGAGCGATGTAGACCAAAGACAAAGAATACAGAAAATACTAGCTGAAATCGAAGAAGGCAAATGGTTTGTTTCTATGGAATGCCTATTTCCTAATTTTGATTATGCTTTAGTAGATAAGGAAGGCGGGACTAGAGTCGTACCTAGAGAAGAAAGTTCGGCGTTTCTTACTAAACACCTAAGATCTTATGGTGGAAGTGGAAAATACGAAGACTACAGAGTTGGCAGACTTCTGAGAAACTTATCGTTCTCTGGTAAAGGCTTAGTTTCAAAACCTGCTAATCCTCGTAGTGTAATATTGGAAGGAAATAGATTTTTCGATGAATCTGAGGCACAAATTTTAACTATATCTTCAACTAAGGAGAATGATATGTCAGATCTAGATAAGCAAATTGACGATTTGCGCACTGAATTAGCAGAAGCTAAAACTGCTAATGAAGTTTTGAAAGAGAAAGTAGTCGCAGAGCAACAAGCAGAATTTGAGTCAAAGATTCAAGTGCTTGAAGCTACTATCGCAGAGCAGGCGGAAGCCATTAAAAGCAAAGAAGAAGCGATTAAAGATAAAGAAAAGGCCATCAAAGAAAAAGATGAAGCTATTTCAAAAGCTGGCGACGATATGAAAGAGAAGATGGAAGAGCTTCGCAAGATGAAAAAGAAAGAAGCTATGATGAAGCGTAAAGCACAGCTTGAAGAGCTTGGTTTCGATACGGAAGAAGCGGAAGCTACTTTGGCTGAGTTTGAAGGCGCAGATGACGATACTTTCGATAAGGTTGTCGCTGTTATGACAACCATGAAAAGGAAGGCTGTCAAAAAAGACAAAAAACAAGATGAAGCTGAAGCAAAGATGCCTCCGGCTCTTAAAGAAGCGATTGAAAAGAAGAAAAAAGAGAAAGACGCTAAAGCAGAAGAGGAATTTGATTCCGCCGAAGCTGGCGAAGAAGCTCTTGAGCAAGTAGAACCGGTAGAGGAAGTTGCTATTGCGGAACTAGACGAACAAGAAGACCCAGCAGAATCTCTTCGCAGCGTAGCGAGTGAGTGGCTTGGTTCTGTTTTACAAACTTTGCCTAAACAAGACAAGTAATCTATAAAGGAGATTCATAATGGCTCTTAAAACTGATAGAAGTACGCTTCAAACTGACATTTCATTCTTCATGAATGAAGCCGCTACTCGCGGCGGTGTTGTAGCTCTTAGTACTGGTGGATCTGGAGCGGCAATGGATCAAGGCGCTGCCTTGGTTACTTATGCTGCTGTTCCTTCGGGAAAAGTTCCAGTTGGTCTTTTGTTGAACGATATGGTTAATATCGACTTGACTCGTCAACACTTGAACCAATATAAAGACGAAGTTCAAAAAGGTGGAAAGGTTACACTTCTCCAGAAGGGATATGTTGTAACTAACAGCTTGGAAGGTACTAGCCCAAGTGCTGGTGATTCGGCTTTCTTGGCTCATAGCGGAAATTTAGCCGCTAGCGATCTTTCAAATGACGCGACAGATGCCGATGGTTCGACCAGAGTTGTTGGTAGATTCCTTTCTGGTGTTGATCAGGACGGTTACGCTAAGGTTTACATTGACCTTCCTAACACAAACCTATAATAAAAACATAAAGGAGATACTTAACATGTCTATTAAACAAAGACCATCAGAAGAGTTCATCAGTCTTTTAAGAAGATCTGGTGACTCAGATAAAGCTATTGCTGTTGAAGCACAGCGAGAAATCGCTAAAGCTCTTGAAACACCACTTAGAGAGGGTGTTCTTTTTGGAGATGTCGTTACTTCGATTTACGAAACCATGTCTCTTGAGCCGGGAGCAAGCCCAGAGTTTCCATTGGACCTCTTGGCACCCGGAACTGAAGGTGAGCATATCGCTTACACAAACCCCGGAAACGGACGGATTCCTGAGCGTCACGTAGAAAGTGATTACGTCATGATTAACACTTATGGCATTTCAAGTTCAATTGACTTCTTGCTGAAATACGCTAGAGAAGCAAACTGGAATGTTGTTGGTCGTGCGATGCAGGTTCTTGAAGCTTCGTTTGTTAAGAAGATCAATGATGACGGATGGCACACGCTCTTGGCATCTGCCGTTGACCGTAACATTTTGGTCTTTGATGCCGATGCTGCGGCTGGTCAATTCACCAAGCGTCTTGTTAGCTTGATGAAAACTGTTATGCGCCGTAATGGTGGTGGTAACAGCGTTACTGCTCCGGGTCGTTTGAGCGATTTGTATCTTTCTCCAGAGGCTATCGAAGATATTCGTAACTGGGGTATTGATCAGCTTGATGAAGTTAGTCGAAGAGAAATCTACGTTGCTAACGATGACGGCCCTGCTCTCACTAGAGTGTTTGGTGTAAACCTTCACGATGTTTTTGAGTTCGGTGACGGACAAGAGTACCAGAAGTACTTCACTAGTGACCTCGGTGGATCGCTTGCTAGCTCGGACGTTGAGCTTGTTATCGGTCTTGACCAAGGCGCTAACGACAGCTTTGTAATGCCTGTCAAGAAGACTGTTGAAATCTACGAAGACGAAGCTCTCCATAGATTCCAGCGTCAGGGTTATTACGGCTGGGCTGAGATCGGCTTTGGTGTCCTTGACAACCGAAGAGTCTTGGCTGGCTCCTTCTAAGGTAAGAAATCTTCAGTAAAAAAGAAAGTCGCTCAATTTTGGGCGGCTTTTTTTTGTTATGTACAATGTTTTGTGTATATAATCATGGAGGTTGTTATGTTTGGTTTTAATTCTTTTTCAGAAGCGCCAATTTCAGACGATGGTTTTGTAAGAACAGATCCATACGGCGGGGGTCTTGTAGTTTTACATTTTAATAAAGATGTTCTAAAATTTCCCTTAGTGATTAATAAGCAAATAGACCATTCTTTAAAAATAAATAAGCGGCAGGACTATAGCTTAAACATAAATAAAATAATTAATTTTGACGCAAGGAGATAGGGATGGCGGTTTTTTCGGTAAATATTTCAGATCAGGATGTCGGCAGAGTTATCACTGCTATATGTGGTAATTATGGTTATCAATCTCAAATTGAAAATCCAAACTTTAATCCATCCATATCTATAGACGCACAAACAAATCCAGAATTTATTGATAATCCTGAATCTGAGTCTCAATTCGCTAATAGAAAAACAAGAGACTTTCTAATGCAAAATACTGTTGCCTATGAGCTTAAAATAGAAAGAGAAAATGTGCCTCAACCAACGCCTCCAGATATTACAGACCCTAACTAAAACATCAACATTTATATTGGAGGTATGTCTAGATGGCATTAAAAATAGGCGATAGAGTTAGGGAAAATACATCTAGCACGGGCGTTGGTGGTTTATCTCTAACCGGCGCTCCGGCGGGATTTCAAAGATTTAGCGCGGTTTTGGCTAGTGGAGATACTACCTACTACTCCTTAGAAGAAAATGATAAGTTTGAAGTTGGTATAGGTACTTACGGATCAAACAACTTAGAAAGAACAACTGTACTATCTAGTTCTAATTCAGGCAATAAAATAAGTCTTGGTGGAAGTGGTGTTGTATTCATAACGTATCCAGCAGCTAAAGCTTTTTTCGCTAGTGAGAGCGATGAGTTTACAGTTCCTTCCTCTGGTCTTGTTTTTAGTAATGGGACTGTAATAAAAGATGCTAAACTAGTAGAGCTTACAGATGTAAATCTTAGCGGTACTCCTGTTCAAAATAGTGTGTTTGATTTAAACATTACTAATAAGTCTTTGTCTATAGGTGATCTAACTGGTCCCACAAATAGCAATAATATACTTATAGGTTATGGCGCTGGTAGTGGTATAACTACTGGTAGTGATAGTGTTATTATAGGCGCTGAATCTTCCACGATAAATAAGACCGGCCAGCATAATGTTCATATTGGCTCAAAAGCTGGTCCAGTAACTTCTGATTCCGCTAGCTCGGTTTATAATAGTGTAGCAGTGGGATACTCTGCTGGAAACAAAATGAGACATGAGTCTATCGCTATAGGATATCAGTCTGCTGAGAATGCATATGAGATAGGTTTTATCGGAATAGGCTATCAAGTTGGAAATGGTCTTGGTAGTTACAGTACAGCAATAGGTTATCAGGCTGCTAATTCTTTAGGCGAAGATTACGCCATTTCATTAGGCTATCAGGCTGGTTACAATGGTGCGGGAGAAAGTGCTGTATGGATAGGTCAAGGCGCCGGGCATTCTTCTACTAGCTCTACTAAGTCCATAGGTATAGGTAAAAATGCCGGTAAAAGTTCTTCTGGTACTGAATGTATTTATATAGGCGAAGGCGCTGGTACTTCTAACTCTAGTAATAATCTTGTATTTATAGGTAATTCCACTCCTGCTACTAACGGTAGTTTAGTAAAGGGTGATATGGATGCTAAAAGAATTGCGATTGGTGTTGCAGATGTTACGCTTGATGACACTCTTTTTGTTGGTGTAAATTCTGCAAACGATGAAGGTATTGTTGTGAAGGCAGCTGTATCTCAAGTTTCAAATCTTACAAGTTGGAAAGATAGTTCTAGTAGTGTTCTGGCTTCTGTTAGTAAAGACGGTGTTGTTTCTGCTCATGAGATTGTAGCTACTGGAAATGGTATACAAATAGCGAGTCTTGTTCCAATTTCTACTACTAATAAGCTTTATAATAATTCTGGTGAGCTTTATTTTAACGGATCTGCCGTTGGTGGCGGCGACGTAAGTACGGCGCAGCTTAATTATGTGTCTGGAATAGCTGTTTATGCTAGCGGTCACGTTCATGACGATTTGTATGTTTCTGGCGTTGCTAGTTATGCTTCTGGGCAGGCTATCTCTAACCAGTCTAATATTACAACAAATGCGTCAAACATATCTACCAATACTGGCAATATTTCTTCTAATACTGCTAAGGTTAACTATGCTTCTGGTCAAGCAATAGAAAATGAAAGTGATATTGCGGCACTTTTAACAGCCTCTGGTACTGCGATATCTTTAGTCGCTAGTTCAGGAATAGCTAACTATGCTAGCGGTCAAGCTGTTTCTAATCAGGCAAATATAACCACAAACGCAGGTAATATAACGTATGTTTCTGGTGTAGCAACTAATAAGTTTACTGTGACCGCTGCGGATTCTAGTAACTATACAATTGATGGTATGGGGCTAAATAGTGCTACAGACCCGTCTATATATTTACATAAAGGTCATACGTACTACTTTGATAAACAAACTTCTGGTCATCCATTCAGGGTTTCTACATCAAATGGTGGTTCAGCCTATCAGGACGCAGATGGTAATAGTATAGAGATTACCGGTCAGGGAGTCTTGAAATTTGAAGTACCTCAAAACGCTCCAGATAAATTATATTATTATTGCACGTCTCATGCGGCTATGAACGGGGTAATTTATACTACGAACAATGTAGATGAAATAATTCATGTTTCTGGTATAGCGGCTTATGCTAGCGGACAAGCTATATCTAACCAAAGTAATATCACAGCGTTAAATACAGCTTCAGGCATAGCGACATCATTACTAGCTGTTTCGGGTACTGCAACTTCCTTAGTTGCAACTTCGGGTATAGCCGCCTACTCTTCTGGACAAGCTATATCTAACCAATCCAACATCACTTCTCTCTTGACGGCTTCTGGTACAGCTACGTCTTTGATCGCTAGTTCCGGTATCGCAAGCTATGCAAGCGGTCAAGCGATAGCAAACGAAAGTGACATATTTGCTGTTTCTGGTATAGCCGCTTATGCTTCTGGAACTTCTGGCGCCGGTGGCTCTATTACTGTCAAGGAAGCTGATGGATCTCCTAATGTTGGTAATGTTACCACTATTGTTGTTAGTAATGGCACGTTAACAGATAATGGAGGGGGTCAAGTAACGGTAACTACTGGCGGTGGTGGTGGTGGTGGAGATGTTACTACTAGTCAATTAAATTACGTTTCTGGTATAGCTGTTTATAGTTCTGGTCAGTCTATATTAAATCAAAGTAATATCACGGCCCTAAGTACTGCATCTGGCATAGCCACATCATTACTGGCGGTTTCCGGTACGGTCACATCACTAGTCGCTACTTCCGGCATAGCTACATACGCATCTGGCAATACTGCGAACATCTCTTTTGGATCAAATGCAGAAGGTGATTTACTTTATCATAACGGCACTAGTTTTATAAGGTTACCCAAGGGAACGGATGATTACATTCTAAAAATGAATGGCAATGTTCCAAACTGGGAAGCGGACAGTGGAGGATCTAGTCTATCAGCCGGTAGCGGAGTCTTTGTAGACGGGGCCAGTAAGATAAATGTTTATGGAGGTTCTGGAAACTTTCAAGAGCTTCAAGTAACTTCTGATAATGTCTTTGTGCCTAAAGTTGTCTTTACTGGTTCTGGCGCTGTAGATACTCCAATAACACTAGAAACAAGATCTAGTTATGAAAGTGTTAGCGGATCTGGTAGCGCTTTATTGTTCCAAGGAACTCAGGGGCAGTTATTTAGCATTACGGATAACCTTTCTAGTGGTGTGATATTTAGTGTTGCTGATATCGCTGGCTTGCCTTTAATCGAAGCAGACGCGAGCGGGGATGTTAAGCTTGGAGAATTTGGAAGATATGTTGGTGTTGGTAGCGGAGTTCCAGAATACGGTTTAGATATTTCTGCTTCTGGTAGAATACAAAAGGGTGT